TGAAACAGGAAAGGTAAAAGAATATGTTTACCAACGTGAACATGCTGCTAGAAAGAAGTTAACAAAGATGATGGCAGAAGGTAAGTATGAGTTCTATGTATGTAGTGAAGACAGCATACATCACTTATATCCACAATATATACCTGAATATGATGACCCACTCGCTTGATGATATTTATTCTTATAAAAAACAGGCATTAGATTTAATACCTGAAGATCATCCAAATTATACTGAAATCGTTAGATTATTAGAAGAGCAGGTTCAAGATCAACTACATGATTATGCAACTTCTTACTACAGCACAGATTGATGAACAAATTGACCTCGAAAGAGATCAGATACGTCAAGGGCTTAAACGATTAAAGGACCAATGCATTAAATTAGAAGATCAGAGTTATGCTTCTGCTACTATTTATGGTATCTCTTCAATTGACACTCTCTTACCTCTCCTTGTTGAACGTATAACTAATACTAATAGGAGGATACATGAGGGCCATAGTGGTGTTGCTTTTAAAGAAATACATCAGTATTTAAACAAGCTTGAACCATTAGCTGCTGCTGCTATAGCATGTAAGCTGACCTTTGATAAGGTATTTAGCTTCAAAAAAGGTAGTAACGTAGCAACTAATGTATGTGCTGCTATTGGTAGAGCTATTGAAGATGAATGCCACATGAGGCATTACGAAGAACATGCCCCAGGAATGCTTAACGTATTAAAGAAGGACTATTGGCATAAAGCTATAGGTACACAACAAAAACTAACAGTGATTCGTACCTTAATGAATCGCTACAATGTTAAACAATGGGTACCATGGTCTCAACCTATACGTGTTAAACTTGGTGGATGGTTACTTGATTGCATAATGGAGTCAAGTCAATGGTTCTATAAACAACCAATCAGAGAAGGTAGAAAGACTACACTATATGTGGTGCCTACCCCTGAGTTTATGGATATCAAAGATGAAGTAATGTGTAATGCTGAATTGTTTGCACCTTTAGCATGGCCGATGTTAATACCACCAAAGGATTGGACTAATGAAAATCCTGGTGGATATATGTTAAATGAGGTAATGCATGGTCATGATTTAGTACGTCATGGCGAGCACTGCCTTATACAGGGAGAGACACCACTAAACTTTTTGAATAAGATTCAGAGAGTTGGTTATCGACTTAATTCTTTCACAGTCAGCGTCGCAGAGACCCTACAACGAAGAGAAATTAGTGTTGGTAAGTTTCTACCTATTGTTCATTACGATCTACCACCGAAGCCCGTAGATATAGCAGAGAACAAAGATTCTCGTAAGGCATATCGAAGAGCCGCGGCTGAAGTAATGAATAGACAGGCACAAGAATTTAAACGTTCTTGTCGAACTCGAATGACTATGGAAGCAGTGAATAGGTTTAAAAACCGTGAACGCTGGTATATTCCTTGGTCTTTTGATTATAGAGGAAGAGCATACCCTATACCCGCTTTTTTAACTGTCCAAGACACGGACTTTGGAAAAGCACTCATAAGATTTTCTGATGAGTCGTATTTAAAGGGAGATGCATATAAGTGGTTAGCATTTCAATGTGCAACAACTTATGGATTGGATAAAGCTACAATGTCTGAGAGATTAGACTGGACGAATGAAAACATTCCGTTGATTACCAGAGTAGCCAATGATCCAATAGATAATCTTGGTGACTGGGAAGCAGCGGAAGAGCCCTGGCAATTCTTAGCAGCATGTGATGAATACTATCACTGCGTTCTCAATAAAGACAGGGATACTACTGGTTTACCTGTAGCTACTGATGCTACTTGCAGCGGTCTACAGATCCTTGCTGGTTTAGCAAGAGATAAAAAGACAGCACAACTCGTTAATGTGCTACCTGCTGATAGACCACAAGACGCATATAAGGTGGTAGCTGAGGCTGCAAAGCCAAATATACCTACCACCTTACATGAAGTATGGGATAGAAAATCAGTTAAAAGAACTGTTATGACAATCCCATATAACGCTAAACCTTTCTCTAATAGATCGTACATTAGAGATGCTCTTAAAGAGAAAGGGATAGATATAGATAAAGATGACTTAACTATTGTTGTTAAGGCTGTCAGAGATGCTATGAATGCCATAGTACCTGGCCCTATGTCTGTCATGAAATGGATTGAAGATGAAGTAACTAAAGCAATTAAGCGTGGAGCTAAAGAAATAGAATGGATTACACCATCTGGTTTCGTAGTTCGACAAAAGATAATGAAAAAGAAAGTAGAAGTATTACAACTACAGCTTCTTGGTCGTTGTCAACTTAAGGTAGCTACTGAAGATACAGATAAGGTAAATTTAGCTCGGCATAAAGCTGCTACTGCACCTAATCTTATTCACAGTCTAGACGCCAGCTTGTTACATCTTGGTACGATTCGTTTCAATAACCCCATTGCTCTGATACATGATAGCGTTTTGTGTCGAGCTAGTGATATGGGCGCTCTTTCGAGTATAATACGAGAGACGTACATGCACCTGTTTGCAGAGCATGACTATCTAACTGAATTCGCACTACAAATTGGTGCGGAAACTGACCCACCGATCATTGGTGACCTTGAACCGGAAACCGTGATTGACTCAACTTATTTTTTTTGCTAATGTTATACCCGTCATTATTTGACAGCTTCTTTGCTCCCACCAGGGTAATTGTTGTCTCTGAAGAGAGATTACAACAAGCCGAGCGAGAAGCAAGGCAACAACAACTGGAAGCTATCGATTCTCGTATCGATGAGCTAACTAAGTACCGTACATCTTTATCTAAGCAATTGAATCCTGCTAAGGTAGGCTCTGATCTTGATGCAATGGACGGAGGTACATTCGATGGCTAAAAATGTACATGTAACTAATGAAGTAACTTTAGAAGGATATCAAGCTGTACTCGAACCGGGTAAGTTTGGTTATTCACTATCTGCTGTTGTTGATAAAGATTTAGTGGACTCACTAGAATCTGAGCGAACTGATGTCCTAAGATGGGCTGAAGGAAAACTCAAAAATCCCAAGCGCAGTACATTGAAGCCCACCCCGTGGGAAGAAATTGCAGAAGGGAAATATAAATTAAAGTTCTCATGGAGTGAGGACAAAAGACCACCTGTTGTAGATACAGAAGGCACACCTTTAACTGACACTAAGACACCGCTTTATGGAGGATCTACTGTTAAACTGGGTTTCTATCAAAAACCTTACATTCTACGGGATGGGATTACCTATGGCAGCTCTCTTAAGCTTGTTGGTGTACAGGTTGTCTCAGTAAAATCGGAAGCTGGTGTAGATGCCGGTGAGTTAGACGCTACAGAAGTAGCTGATCTCTTTGGCACTACAGATGGTTTCAAGACAGGTGAAGCACCCGTCACTGAAAATGAAACAGAAGACTTCTAAGGAAGATCACGTAACTTGGGCTCAGAATGCTTTTAATAAGCTTAAAGAGTCCAAGAAAATTAAATTCAGATCCAAGCTTGAAGAGAGGATCGCTGATCTACTCGAAGGGCTTGGTGTCTCATATGAATATGAATCTACCAAGGTACCTTATACCATCCAGCATCACTATACTCCCGACTTTGTACTACCTAACTACACTTATCTTGAAGCCAAAGGCTACTGGTCAAAAGAAGATCGACGAAAGATACTTGCAGTTAAGAAGGAAAATCCCGATATAGATTTAAGGATGGTATTTCAGGCACCCTATAATACAATTAGTAAAAAGTCCAAGACAACGTATGCACAATGGTGTGAAAAGCACGGCATACCATGGACTCATTTCCACGATATTCCACTCGATTGGTTAATATGACCGATGCAGAATTTGTAAGACATGAACCTTGCAATAATTGTGGCTCATCAGATGCTAATTCACTTTACACTGATGGCCACTATTTCTGTTTCTCATGCCAAACTTACACACCCGCAGAGGGTATAAATCTTATTCACAGTCAAACAATGTCGAATAATGTCCACCTCAAAGGAGCAGCCGAAAGGCT